AGAATGATTATATAATCAGGAAAATAACGATGCACACGTTTATCAATTGGTGACATATAAGGTATGGAAAACTCCTCTGATGCCCATGATATTATGTTCTCATTCTTATCACACCATACACAGAATCGTCTCTCCCAACTACTTCTACAGATAATATTGTTCGGATTGCCCTGATATTTCTCTGGATTCGATGGTTTATAGCGACTTTTTATACTTTCTGCCATTATCTTGCATACATAATATATAAGGTCAAATGTATTTATAAATGGCTTCCATCCCACCACAGAGACTAACAGTAGATAAAATTGTAAAAGATTTGCTAGAACCAGCAACCACCTCGTTCTATCAGGTGTCGATTAGTGATCCTAGACAACTAAATGAAACTGGAGATTCATTTGGAACTTATCTTCGTCAACAAGGTATTGAAACTTTGTTTAACGCTAGAGGTCTTGATCCAATAAGAAGAGAAAAGTTACAACTGTTTTGTTCAGAAACAACATTGCCAGGTTCAAATCTAGCAACAGGTGAGTTATTAAATGATTTTTCTGGAGTTACAGACAGATATGTTCATCGTAGAATATTCGATCCAGAAATATCATTGACATTTTATTGTGATGCAAAAGAGTATTTACCTATCAGATATTTTGAATCTTGGATGTCATACATCACAGGAGACACTGCAGATTTTCATAGTGAAAACTTTTATTATAGAATAAAATTTCCAAATAACTACAAAGGTGGTCTAGAAATAACAAAGTTTGAAAAGAATCTACATTCACAAGACCCAATTAGAGGTAGAACAAGACCATTAACATATACTTTCATAAATGTTTTCCCAAAATCAATTGCATCAATACCAGTAACCTATGATGCATCTGATTTGTTGAAGTGCACAGTCACATTTAACTACTCTAGATATAGTGCAAAACCAGCTAACAACAATGCTAATGACCCATCATTTGCTTATCTTGCTGGTAAATTTGCTAATATTGCTGTAGATAAATTAACAGGAATAGATTTATTAGGAGATATAGTAGGAGGAGTTGTTCAGAGATCTTTATCTAATTAACCCTGCTATATAATATACTGAATTGCATAATAGGATATCATGCCTTTACCAAAAATTGCGACACCAACGTATAGTATGGTGTTACCGTCTTTAGAAAAGGAAATAAATTACAGACCTTTTCTAGTGAAAGAAGAAAAACTTTTAGTTCTTGCTTTAGAAAGTGAAGATACAAAACAAATCACTACAGCTATCAAAGCAGTTCTTAAGAGTTGTGTTCTTACTAAAGGAATTAAAGTAGAAACTTTACCTACATTCGATATTGAATATTTGTTTTTAAACATTCGTGGAAAATCTGTTGGAGAATCAATAGATGTTAATATAATTTGCCCTGATGATGAGAAAACAAGTGTTAAAGTTGTTATTGACTTAGATGATATTAAGGTTAACAAAACTGAAGGTCATTCAAATCAAATCAAACTAGATGAAAACTTAATGATGGAATTAAAGTATCCTTCTTTAGATGAATTTATTAAAAACAACTTTGACTTCAATGATCAAAATGCGATGGAGCAATCATTTAAATTAATCGCATCATGTATTGATAAAATATACAATGAAGAGGAAGTATGGGTAGCAGCAGATTGCACTAAGAAAGAAATAACAGAGTTTCTTGAATCGATGAACTCATCACAATTTAAAAAAATTGAGGAGTTCTTTACATCAATGCCTAAATTATCACATACTATTAAAGTAACTAATCCAAATACAAAGGTTGAAAGTGAAGTTGTGCTTGAGGGCTTAGCGTCTTTTTTCGGGTAGCAATGATCCATATGGATCTTGCTAGTTATTACCGATTGAACTTTTCGTTGATGCAATACCATAAATACTCATTAACTGAGATTGAAAACATGATGCCTTGGGAACGAGACATCTATGTTGGATTACTAAAACAACATCTCGAAGAGGAAGAACTTAAACGCAATCAGTCGAAAGCGAATGCCTAAACCAAATAAGGAAATTAAGCAATTACTTATAAATGATTTTGGATACGAACCCGTTGAGCTAGAATCTTATACGGGTCAACTTCGTGCGTTAAAAGAAAGTTTCAATTCACTTCAAATAAAAGATCCTAAAGATGCTAGGTTAAGAGAGCTAGCAATAGCAATAAAAGATTTAAGAGCACAAAGAGAAGTAGAAAAAGATACAACTGGTAAATTAAAAGTAACAAGAAAAAGAAGAAAAGATGCAAAGACACCAGAGCAAGTAAAGGCAGAGATAGATGCAAAAGATAAAGCAATAGCAGATAGAAAAGCGAAAAAGAAAAAAGATGCAATGAATTTTATATCTCCAGCATCTGCACCTCCTGATTTACCTCCAGCTGAGAGTGAGAGTGGTGGTGATATGTCTGGTGTGCTTACAAAAATAGCTGGTGATGTGAATATCATCAAAGGTATTGTTGAAGCACAAAAGAATATTGAAGAGGATAAGATAGAGGATACTAGAGAAGCGAGAGAGAAAAAGAAAAGAAGCATGGCAGAAAACCTCATGGAAGGTGGGAAGAAAATGTATGAAAAAGTTGCTGGTACATTTGGAAAAGTATTAGCACCAGCAAAAGGAATCTTTGAATCAATATTTAAATTCCTAGCTTTGTTTTTCCTTGGTTCAGCGTTGATGAAGATACTTGATTGGTTTGGTAATCCTGCTAATAAAGATAAGATACAATCTATATTCAGGTTCTTGAAAGATTTTTGGCCTGTTATCGCTGCTGGAATTATAGCGTTGATGGGGCCTATTCCTGCATTTGTTGCAGCAATCGGATTAGCATTTGCAGTTGTTCCAAAGATAATCGATTTTGTTAAATCAATATTTGGTCTGAATAAAGATGTAGATAAAGAAATTAAAAAAGAAGAGAAAGATTATGAGAAGAATAGGAGAACTCTGCAACCTGATACAGACAAAGAAGAAAAAGAACAACAAGTAAAACCAGAGGAAACTCCACCAGAACAACAAGTAAAACCAGAGGAAACTCCACCAGAACAACAAGATGCAGAGAAAATGAATAAAGGTGGTATGGTTCCAGATGGAGGTAACGTAACCAAGATGAATCAAGGTGGTGAGGTTCCAGGCCAAGGAAACACAGATACTGTTCCTGCGATGTTAACACCTGGTGAATTTGTGTTGACTAAAGATGCAGTAAATAAAGTTGGTGCTGATACTTTATATAATATTAATGCTGCTGCTGGCGGTGTTGGTAAACCTTCACAACAGGAACCAGCTAAACCCACGAAGAAATCTAAAATGAAAACTTCAACTGTTGGAACCATGATGAATATGGGTGGTATGAAGATGGGTGGCATGACAAACAACATGTCATACATGGGTAAAGGTGGTATGACAAATAATACTTCATACATGAAAGAAGGTGGTATGATAAACAACATGTCATATATGGGTGAAGGTGGAATGGCAAATGTTCAGTATATGAAACTTGGTGGCATGGTTAAAAATTTCATATCTAAAACACCACAAGCTCGTGCTTTTAATTTTGCGAAGAATCAACTTAAAAAATTACCAGTTCCACCACCATTATCAAGAATGGCATCAAAAATACCTAAGTTAGAATTTAATCTTCCTAATATAAGTGGTGGATCTGATTCTATAGAATTAAAAGATGAGATACCCTCATTTAATGTCACTGCACCTGGTGGATCTGCAAAGGAACAGACATTGGGGATAAGGAGATAGTATGGCATTAGGAGCGATAGCAAAATCAGTTGGAGGAGCACTTGTTAAGAAGAAAGCAAAACAAGTTGCTACTGATAAATTGATGGGAAGAGGTAAAAAGAAAGATAGCGGAATAGTGAAAAGTAAAACCAATAAAGAGATTATTGGAAACATGATGGGTAGAAAAATTGGTAGTGAAAAAACAACAGATATTCCAGCATCAAAACAAACTATTAATGTAACTCCTTTAGGATCAGACTCTCCTGTAAAAACAAGTAGTGGTGGTGGAGATATAAAGATAGTACAAGATATCAGTATTGCGGTATCTGCAATCGCTGAGAGTATGAAAAGTGGTCTTGTATTGAAAGAAAAAGCACAGAGAAAAAAAAGATTAGCAGAAGAGAGAGATAAACGTGCAGCACAAGAAGCTGAAACTGAGAAACCTGATAAACCAAAAAAAGAAAGTGGGATGCCTAAGTTTAAAATACCTGGTGTTGGATTATTAGATGGTATATTTGGTTTTATCACTAAGTTTATATTTGGTGTTGTTATAATGAAACTGATAGATTTACTTCCTAAACTTAAAGGATTGCTTGAAGTTCTTAAGGGTGCAGGAGAGGTATTTAATTTCCTCATAAGTGGTGTTGGATTTATTCTTGATGCTCTAATAGGTGCTGTTGATTTCGGATACAAACTTGTTGATGGTGCAGAGAAAATAGTGGGTAAAATTTTTGGTGAGGAGGGTGCTGAAAAATTC